CCGCGGGCCCCTAGACCAACCGGGGGGTTGGGTACAAGGGGAGGGGGCAGACACCAGCTGGTGTCTGCCCCCTCCCTGTTGTTGTGGTCAGTCGGTTTGCAGGAAGCTGTCGACAACGTCGTCGAAGTCACGGCTGTCCACCAGGCCGCTGTTGCTGCACACCGCAGCCAGGTTGAACACCGGGTAGACGATCTGGCTGACCTCCCCTACGGGATGGTCACGCAGCTCACGGCCGGCCTGCTGCACGTCCCGGTCTTTGGCCATGGTGGCCCAGTCACCCAGTTGGTAGGCGCGGTCCCACCAAGCAAACCAGTCTTGCTCGTCCCACTGCTGCCAGCCGCCGTTGCTGTCGGCCAGCTCCAGGATCATCTCCACAGTGTCTTGGCAGACGCCGGGGCCTATCAGATCCTCAGGTTTCTGATGTGTCGCCTCAACAGTCGGGGTGGGCTGCGGGGTTGTGGTGGGTGCGGCAGCAGGATCCCCGCCGCCGCTGCAACCGGCGGCCAGCAGCAGCACCAGCCCGGCAGCCAATCGGATGGGTCGGATCGAAGCGGGGGAAGTCATACCTGCGATTGTGGAGCAACCCGGGCACCAGCTGGTGTCGGTTGCGGCGATGAATCGCCGGCTTGGGCTGGCTAGACTGTGCGTTGAGCTGCTGGTCGTAGGGCCGAGCAACACCCACACGTTTGAGGGGTTGCTGTGGCTACCTGCCCGCTCATCGCCAACGCCGACACCATCCGAGTCACCCGCGTGGATGCCTGCGGACGGCCTGTCTGTGGCGAGAACAACGCGTTCGTGACCGACTGCTTCGCAAGCTTGCAGATGCAGCCCGACATTCAGCAGGGCACTGACATCGAGTTCCGCGCCGCCAACGGCCGTATCTGCGGAGCGAAGCAGGGCTGCCCGAGTCTGCGCTGGTACAACACCACGCTGACTTTCTACGAGGCGTCGCCGGAGCTGGTGGAGCTGCTCACCGGCCAGCCGGTGGTGATGGGCTACGACGGCACCCCGGTGGGTTGGGACGACTGCTCGGTGCCGTGCCGCACCGGATTCGCACTCGAAATGTGGGCCGAGGTCCTTGGTGAGGACGTGTGTGAGGACGAGGCCGGTGAGGGTGCGTGGATGTATGTGCTGCTGCCGTGGCTTACCGGCGCCACCCTCGGCGACCTGACCTTCGGCGACACCGGTGTGAACTTCATCCTGACGGCGTCGACCCGCTCGGGTGGCCGGTGGGGGGTTGGCCCGTGGGATGTGGTGGCGCAGGACGCCGCCGGCACACCGGGGCCGCTGCTCACCCCGATCAGCGGGGAGTGCCACCGACGCATGCTCATCACCAGCGTTGCGCCGCCGGAGGCCACCTGCGAGTACCTGCCGGTCGAGGGTGAACTCTGCGAGGCCAGCGCCTAACCCCCCCACCCCGTGAGAGGAGGTGGTTCCGGTGATGGCTGGGGTATGGCTGGCCGGCGGCCGGCACGACCAAGAAGCCGACGAGATCGACCTGGTGATCCCGGTGCGGGTTGGGGAGCACAACGAGCAGCTCCGCTACGCGCTGCGCAGCTTCGCCAAGCATTTGCCGCATGGGCGGGTGTGGATCGTGGGACACAAGCCGACGTGGCTGACCGGCGTGCATCACATCCCCACCTGGCAAGGCTCGTCGAAGTACGCCAACACCACGCGGGCGGTGCGGGCTGCGTGCGAACACCCCGACGTGTCGGAGGTGTTCCTGCTGGCCAACGACGACATGTTCGCCATGGAGCGGCACGAGTTCATGCCCGTCTATCACCGGGGGTTGGTGGTGGAGGTGGAGGAGTACTACCGGCGCCGCCGCATCCGTAGCCAATACCTGGAGGGGATGCGCGCCACCCGGCAGCTGCTAGCTCGTCTGGGGTACGAGGACCCGTTGTCGTACGAGGTGCATGTGCCGCTGCCGGTGGACAAGTCGGGCATGTTGGAGGCGTTGGAGTACGGCAAGAGCCTGCCTGTGGTGCACAAACGCACCTTGTACGGCAACCTCGCCGGGTTGGGCGGCACCCGCATTAGGGACCCTAAGGTCCTCCACACCGGCAGCATGTTCCCCAAGGACGGGCCATGGCTGTCGACCATGTCCCGGTCGTTCACCCACGGCCAGGTCGGCAAGTGGATCCGGTCGCGCTTCCCGGAACCGTCACGGTACGAGCACCCCCGACCTGCTGCTGCAGCGGCGGTCCCGGTTAGGGCAGCCCAACGCCGGCCGGTGACAGTGGCCGGGCTACGCCGGGCTGAGTTGAGGCACTGATGCTGCACCAAGGCCCATGTGAGCCGTGGCCGGTGGACCTCACCTGTTGCCAAGGCGTCCCGGAGGATGTGGACCCGGGGCTGGTGGAGCGGTGGTCGACCGTAGCGTCACAGATCCTGTGGCGGCTGTCGGGCCGCCGTTGGGGCCCCAGCTGTCCGATCACTGTTCGGCCTTGCTCGCGGGGCTGTTTGGAGGCTTCCGGCGCCAACGTGCGCTGGGCAGCGGCGGGGACTGTGGGCCGGTGGGTGCCGTACATCGACCACGCTGGGGTGTGGCGTAACGCCGCCGTGTGCGGGTGTGAGACGGACTGCCACTGCGGCAGCGAGTTGTGTGAGGTTCGGCTCGACGGGCCCATCTACGACATCCTGGACGTCACCGTTGACGGGCAGGAGTTGGAGCCGGAGGCGTACCGGGTTGACGTCCCCAACCTGCTTGTCAGGACTGATGGGGGCTGCTGGCCGGGCTGCTCGGACCTGCTAGCCGACTGCGACCAGCCGGGTGGGTTCTGCGTCACCTACCGGGTCGGGTTGCGGTTGGATGAGGCCGCGATCGCGGCGGTGTCGGAGCTGACCTGTCAACTCCTGGCGGCGTGTGGGGTGGCTGACTGCCGCTGCCAGCTGCCGGGCAGCGTCCAGCGGGTCGTTCGGCAGGGTGTGACTGTAGACCTCGTGTCGGAGCCCACCAGCATTTGGCGAGAAGGTCGCACCGGGCTGCCGATGGTGGATGCGTGGCTGGCCACGGTCAACCCGCACAACCTCACCCGGTCGTCGCGGGTGTTGTCGCCGGATATGCGCCGGCCCAGGGTGACCAGCTGGAGGCCCGGTGCGTGACCTGACACTGCTCGATGATGCTGCCACGGTGCTGCTCGGCTGCGTGTGTGAGTATCTGCAGCAGGCCCACTCGCAGCATCCGGCCCATCCGGGGTGTCCATGCATCACATGTGTCACCCCCGGCAAACCGGCGTGGGACTCGTGTTGCGACTGTCTTCCTGACGGGCAGCACGGTGGCCAGTTGACGGTGCATGTGGAGCAGGTGTGGCCCTACCAGGAGTGGCCTGATCCTGCAACCGGTAGGGACATGTACAAGTGTGCACCCGCTGGTATGGGGTTGGCGGCGGATCTGGTGGTTACGTTGCTGCGCTGCGCCCCTACCGTCAGCGACCAAGGGTTGCCCCCGGGCTGTGACCAGCTGCAGGAATCGGCGCGGGTTACGCATGTGGATCAGATGGTGGTGGCCGCTGCCGTCACCTGCTGCTTCCCGGAGGCGCTGCCAGCGCGGCGGGGGAAACGGCGGCGGGTGCTGCTGCGGGAATCGCGTGTGGTGGGTCCTGAGGGGGGCTGTGTCGGGTCCGAAACCCGCGTCACCGTGGACCTCGGCCCGGCCTGCCTGTGCCTGCCGGAGACCAGCCGTTGACATCTTCCCCGGAGGTTTAGATGAGCATCGACTTGGGGCCGCTGCAGGGGTGGCTGGCTGATCCGAATGGGCCGGTGGGTCGGGACATGCAGCGGCGTGGTCAGCGGGTGGTGGCCCGGGCGAAGCAGCTAGCGCCGGTGGACACCGGCCGGTTGCGGGCCTCGATCCACGCGGTGGGCCCGTTCCGCACCCCGCTGGGGCTTGCTGTGGATGTGGTAGCCGACGTCAACTACGCGAAGTGGGTGCATGACGGGCGGCAGGCAGGTTCCCGTATGCCTCCACCGGCGGCGTTAGCGGGGTGGGCGCGGCGTCACGGCGCCGCCGGAGCCGAGTTCGCTATCGCCCGCGC